TCCAGGCCAATGGCGCGGCCACGGCGATCGTACTCAGGGCCGCGCCGAGCGGGGTCAGGCGCCCCACAAGCAGGCCGGCACCTTTTACGGCCCCGCCAAACAGAGACGGCAGCCGGGCCAGCCAGGGCCCCAGCGTCGAGCCGGTGATCACCTTGCTGGCCGCGGATAATCCTTTAAAGGTCCGCGCCAGCAGGCCGATCGATTTGCCGACCAGGGCAAAGGCCACCGCCACCTTGCCGGCCCAGATGAGCCAGCCCTGGTTTTCAACTAAAAATTTACCGACGGCAGTCGCCGCGGTGACGATCTGGGTGGCCAGGCTGCCGATCTCGTCGGCGTGCTCGGCGACATAGCCGGCGAGCTCAGACATGGCCGCGGCCAGATCCTCGTGCTCGGTGATCGCGTCTTTTAAATTGGCGACCGCCAGCCCATAGGCGCCGGCCAGGGTGTCGGTGGACTCGGCAGCGCGGCCGGTGGCCCCGGCGCTCTGCTCGAGCAGCACGTTATAGCGGACCTGGGCCTTTTGCAGATCGGTGAGATCCTTCCAGGCGCCTTGTGCGGCGCCGCTGGTTTCGTACCAGCCTTTTACATAGTTTTCGTTGAGGGTGAGCCCGAGCTTTTCGGAGGCCTCGGCCTCGCCTCTGAGCGCCGCGGTGACGCGCTCGACCGATTCGGCCAGGCCGAATTTGCCGGCGCCCATGTTGCCGCTGACCTCGATCACCTTTTGCATTTGCTCGGCGTTGAGCCCGAGCCGTTTGGTCATGTCGAGCGTCAGGGCGGACGCTTCTTTGAGCTCTGATTTTGAATAGATCCGCAGCTTGTCGCGCAGCGTATCGATGGTGGCGGCCCATGACTCCATTGACCCGACGTTTGAAAACTCACGATTCGCCGCTTCGAGGCTCGAGGTGAGCGAAAACAGCGCGGTATTGCCCTCGGTAATGATGCGCCCGACATTGCCGATCGCATTAAAGCCGAGATAGGCACCGACCAGGCCGGCGACCTGGCCGCGCATCGAGGCCATGAGCTTGTTGCCCGTGCGCACCTCGTTATTGAAAGCGCGCAGGCCTTTTTGCGCCTTTGTGAAGGTATTCCAGCCGCGGGTGCTGGCCGATAAAACTATCTGAATCGATCGCTTTGACATGGGTTATAGACTCGCTGGCTCGTCGTTGGCCTGCTCGATTAAGTCGTCGATGGCGTCGAGGTAGGTGGAAAATCCATATCCCCAGACGCCGACATGCCCCCGCTCAATAAGTCTGAAAGCGCCGCGCTTGACTCGCTGAGCAGTAAGGCGCTCGCCTTTATCGACTCGGCCATCGTCTTGATGGCCCTCGCTAAAAAAGGGTTGAGCTCCTGGGCTTTTTGGTAGAGCTGCTCGAGCTCGTCGTGGCTCACGCCGGGCGTGATAAGCGGCCGCAGCGGCTGCCTTAAAATGGCGTCCATGATGAACTCGGGCAGATATTCGTAGGCGTTGGCCAGATCGAGGTCGGTCGGGTCCTGCAGGTCGCGGGCCCGGCCGACCAGATCGATCATGGTCGCCACGTCCAGCTCATAGACGGTGAGCTCGTTGTCACCGAGTGAGGCGGTGGCGGTTTTTAGCATCGTAGTACCAAGGTTAGACGGGCACGCCGTCGATTCGGGCCGGGCTGTCCTGGCCGGATAAGGTTTCAAAACTCATGTTAAAGACGATCGGCTCGCCCTCGCTGCCCTCTTCGCTGATAAAGTTTATCTCTGAATCGGTGGCCAGCACGGCGCTGTCGATTTCCATGACATAGTGTTTGTCGCGATACTCGTCATAAAGGTGCGCCAGGATCTCGACGCGGACCTGTACGGATGAACCGACCTTGACCTGGTAGCCGGCCTCGGCCGCATAATCGAACGAGACCAGGGTGTCGACGTCGCCGGCGTCAAGGGCCCCGTCGGCCACTGAGGTGATCAGGCCGAGCTTGGGATCGACCACATAGTCGACGTCGACCGTGTAGGTGGTGCCGGCCGGGCTCGAGGTGACCACGACGTTTTCAATGTCGCGCTTGGTGAGCTCGGCATATTCGCCGGGCACCGGCATGGTGACGGCCTCGTCGGCGACGCTGCCGCTGGTGCCGGTGCGCTCGGTGGCCGCTCCAGAAAGACCGAACGCGAGGTTTCTGGCGTTCCACTCTTTAAGGGTCAGCTTGCCCTCGATGTTATCGATCTCGACTTTTGAGGCGATGGTCTGGCCGGCGCGTTCTACCTGGCGGCTTTTGACCTCCATTTTTTTGGTGGCCACCCGCATGGTCAGCGGGTAGGCGTCACCGACGCCGAAAAATTTGCCGGTGGCGACGCCGCTCTCGTTGACGGGCCGCATAAACACGGTTCCGGTTCCTGAGTAAATTTTAAAACTCATGGTCAATTCTCCTGTTATGAGGTCCTGGCAAACTTGTCGGGAAAGACCCGCACGGCCAGGTTGACCGGGTAGACGGCGGCGCCGTAGTCCCGGTACGATTCAATTTTGACAAACGGCACCCGAAAAAATTTCTGCATCCCGACGACGTCAGCGGGCCGCCAGCCGTTAAAGGCTGCCCGCACCGCGTCGAGGTGGTCGTGCATTTGGCGTTGCTGCTGGCCGCCCTCGTCATTGGCGACGGCCACCTGGGCGATAAAAACCAGTTCCAAGATCTCGGCCGGCCGGGCCTCGACCTCGCGGATCTCGGCGAGCCATAAATCGCAGCTCGGGAAAATCCGCCTTTGTGTCGAAAGCGCCTCGGTTACCGAGCCGAATCGATCCAGGCTCTCGAGGCGCGCTTTGATCACGTCGAAAAGGTCGTTGATCATGGCGCCACCTCGCCGAGCGTGAGCTCGACAAAACCGTCGGTGCGCGGCTCAATGGAGAGCACGCGCCAGAGCTCGGTCGACTCGGTGATGGTGATCACCGTGCCGTCGTCCTGATCGCCGACCATTGCCAGCTCGTCGATATCGGCCGCGGCCGCGACGCACCAGGGCGGCGTGATCACCATGCCGCCGGCGCTGTAATCGAGCTCTTTACTCGGCCCGTGATACTGGACAAAGAGCGAGCCGCCGGGCACGGTCGCCTGGCAGCCCAATGCTTCGAGCATGGCCCGCTGGGTGGTGGCGTCGTGCTGCATTAGCCCTCGACCTCGACCTCAGAGGCGAGGCGATAGCCGCCGAGGCGGTAGTCCTCGATCATGGTCGGGTGGACGTCGGCCGTAAAGGGCTGGCCATAGTGCTCGGGCCTGATCATGCGCACGAGCTCGTCGCCCTGGTCGTCGTCCTGCTCGAGATCCTCTTGCTCGAGGTCGTCCTCGAGCCAATCGTCGATCAAGGATTTGATTTGTTTTTTCGCCATTGCTTTTTATCCTTTCGAAACGCCGCCCCAGGGGTCGCCCAGGGCGGCGCGTGGGTTATTGGTGTGTGCTCACTTAGCCGAGCAGCAGGGCCATGTGCTCGCTCTTGGCGGCTTTGACGCCCCAGGCGGTGGCGACCTCGAAATAAATCGCGCGGTAAGCCTCGTACATGGCGATCTCGAAAAAGAGCCCGCTGACCGGGTCCTGCACGATCATCACGTCGACGGCCAGGTCGCCCTCGCTCGGCCGTTTGGGCAGCCTCGAGAGCAGGTGGATCGCCGATTTTGAAAAGGCCATATTCGCCGCATAGTTGGCGGCCAGGGTGACGGCCTTGCCGTCGGCGGTCGCGCTCATCAGGCCGGGCGCGTTGATGCCGAACGAGCCGCCGCCCAGGGCGGTGCTGACCACATATTTCTCGCCGGCCGGCTCGTCAGCGATGCTGACCACGTCGCCGGCGATGATCGTGCCGGTGCCGCCGTCGGCGGCGATGTCGGTCTCGCCGATCGGCTCGGTGCCGTTGGTCACATAGCTGGCCCCGGTGCCTTTGGTATGGGTTTTAATGCCGGCCGATTCGCGGATCTGGCAGCCGGCTATATCGAGCAGCAGGCCCTGGCGTTGCGGTGCGTCACCGCCCACCATGTGGACCTGGCTCTGCTTGCCGATAATCTTGGCGCCGGCGGCGGTGTTGATCACCAGCTGCAGATCAGAGGTCGGCGCGCCGTTGTCTTTCAAGATCTTGACGACCTCGGCGGCGTCGGTAAAATCGCCGGCGGTGGCAAATGGGGTAGTGCCGGCGGTGCCGTAAGCGCGCGAGGCGCCGGTGTAGAGCGCGGCCAGGTCGGCCTCGATCTCGTTGGCGAGCGTGCGGATGGCCTGGGCGAATTTATTGTTTTGCAATTCTTCCTTGGTGCCGCTGCCGATCGCGGCCTCGTCGTCGCCGGTCCAGTAAAAGCCGGACTTTTTGACCTTTGAGATCTTCATGGTGTCGGCCGCCTGGACGGTATCGGGCAGCGAGGGCAGGGTGTTGGACGGGCTCACGTCAGAGGTTGAGGCGGCCGGTACGACCGAATAGGTGACGTTCTGGTCTTTGGCGACCGCGTCGGCTTTGGCGTTTTTCGATACCGCCGGGATCAGGCCGCAGAGCTCGCGGCTCACGACGTCGACCGAGTCATATACAAATTGGATGAGGCCGGTTAATGTATTAGCCGTTTTTTAAATCTCCATTTATGAAAAATTGATTTTCTTGTGCCATTCTCGGCTGTATGCGGTGGTGGTTAGTCGGTGACCTTGACGCCGGCGCTGATCTGCGCGCGCTGCTCGGCCGGGTTCATTTTGTTAAAATCGGCCCGCTTGATTTCGGCGGCCTGGTTGTCGCCCTCGGCGGGCGGTACGATTTCGCCGGCCTCGTCGTCGAGCTCGGCGGCAGCATTGCCGCGCAGCTGCTGCTCGGCGGCGACGATGGCCAGAGCCGCGTCCTCGCCGGTGCTTTCGCCGTCGGCTGCCATCGTTTCGATCAGGTCCTCGTGACCGGGCACGAGCTGAGCCCGCACGTCGGCGATCCGGTCCTGCTCGGCTTTGGCGCCTTTTTCGCGTCCTTCGGCCTCGCGATCGTCGGCGTCGGCCTCGGTGACCATGCCCGCGGTTGCCTCGGCGCTAATCGCCTCGACGAGCTCGGGGTGGTCTTTTTTCAGTTGCTCTAAATTCATGTCGTTATCCTTTTGAGTGTGCGAGCTGGCAGCAGCACCGGCGCCTCGTCGCGTTTCGGGGGTGCGGGCCAGGGCCCGCGCTTCGTCGATTGCCTCGGCCAAAGTCGATACACCGTCGACCAGGCCCGCCTCGATCGCCTGCCGGCCGGCAAAAATCCGACCGTCGGCCATGCGCTCGAGCACCTCGCCCGCTTCGACGCCGCGGTGCGTTGCCACCGCAGAAACGAAAACGGTATAAATGTGATCGAGCTGCTCTTGAATCGAGGCCCGCCCAGCTTCGGACAGGGCCGCGTGTTGGCTTGCGATTCGTTTGAATTTTCCGGCCGTGATCTCGGTCGTCTTGATGCCTTTTTTTGCCTCGGCCTCGCTCACGTCGACGTGCTTGGTGACGACGCCGATCGAGCCGGCCATCACCACCTCGCTCGAGATCAGCACGCGGTCAGCTGCCGAGCCGATCCAATAGGCGGCGCTGGCAAGCATCCCGTCGGAGTGCGTAACGATCGGCTTTATCTGGCGGGCCCGATAGATCTGCTCGGCCAGCTCGGGGGTGCCGTCGACCCCGCCGCCGGGGCTGTCGATGGCCAAAACGATGGCCTCGACTTCGCGGTCCTCGAGGGCCTGGGCCAGGTCGCGGCCGACCAGGTCGGTCGAGACGCCGCCGGAAATTTTGGTAAAAAGATTCATTTTTTTAGCGATGACCCCGTCGAGCTGAAACAGCGCGACCCCGTCCATGATCCGGTAGGGCTTGTGCTGATTGTCGAACGAGAGCCCGGTCGACGCCTGCAGCGCCTCGAGGTCGATCTTTTCGCCGCGCATGTGCCGGCCATAGATGGCGTGTATTTCCTCGAGCATTTCGGGCCGGATCGCCCAGGGGCCGCTGATAATGTCGATTAGTCGCATTGTTTTTTATTCCTCATCGTTTTGGGGGGTGTCAGGATCTGGCTCGGTGGCGTCGTCGGCCGCATCAGCTGCCGCCTCGGCCTCTTTGCCGCTGGCCAGGGTGACGGGTCGGCGGGTGCCGCCGTCGTTGTCCCAGGCCTCGGTGATCGGATTGCTGGCAGCCGGCAGGCCGAGCTGGGCCCGAAAATGATTCTCGTCATCGACCTGGGGGGTCAACGTGCCGGCCCGGACCCCGATTCCGTAGGTATCCATTTTATTTCTCAAGAGGGTGACGTCCTCGATTCGGTCGCCCTGGGCCGGCGCGTTTTCGTTTTCTTCGGGCTCGCCCTGGGCGAGTGTTTCGGCGATCGGCTCGTCAATGCCGGCAGCGCGCAGGATCTGCCGCTCTTTGATGAGCTGGGGCAGTTTGTCCTCCCAGGGGGTGCCGGTGAGCTTGCGACTTTCCTCGTCGAGCGTGGTGATACTGAGCTCGACGCGCTTGGCCGCGGCGTTTATTTCTTTGAGCGGGTCGATCTGGTTGGCGGCCTCGCCGAGCCAGGTCGAGCTGCACCAGGCGGCTCTGATCAGCGGATCGGAAAAAAAGCCAGGGGCCGAAAGGCGGCCCTGGGCGACTGCCTCAGTAATGACGGCCTCGTAAACGGGCTGGCAGAGCATGGTCACCAGCCAGTGCCGGCGCCGCATGAAATAGTCCCAGGCTTCCTCAAGCGCCCCGCGGGCGGCCGAGTAGCTGCTCACAAATTGTTTAAAAAGGACCTCGACCGGCAGCTCGAGAGCCATGCCGATCTGGCGGGTGATCGCTACAAAAAAAGGATCAAACGCCGTGTTTGGTCGATTGGGGTTGACGGTTTCGATCTTTTCGCCGGGCAAGAGACCGACGACCGAGCCGTAACCGAGCTCGAGCCCGGTGGTGTCGGCCTGGGCGCTGGCCTCGCCGTCGGGATTTTCGGCGCTCGGGGCCGGGCCGAATCCGGCCTGGCCGGCCTCGTTGGTGACAAAGACGGTGAGCATCCCGGTGACGACCGCGGCCATCACCTCGGCGTCGGTATAGCGGCCGAGCTGCTTTATCGTCTCGACCACCGGCGCCAGGTAGGGCACGCCGCGGCTCTGATTGGGCCGCATCTTGTCAAAGAGGTGCAGGGCCAGGGGCTGGCCGCTTTTTGAAAAGGCGGCGAGCTCGGTCCAGGTGAATTTATTTTTATTGGCGAGCCGGCTGCCGGGGTGCTGGTTCAGCACCTGGTAACCGATCGGGGCGCCGGTCTTGGCATCGCGCTTGACGCCGCCGGCGAGCGCGGTGGTGTCGGGCTTGTTATCCTTGTTGCAGATCCTGGCCGCCTCGATGAGCTGCAGCTTTAATTTGTAGGGACTGCCGGGCCTGGTAAAGCGCGGCATATTGACCAGCACGTCGCCGCCGTCAAGCACCGATAAAAAGGCGAGCCCCTGCATGAGAGAAAAGGGCAGCTGGCGCTCGACGTCGATTTCGCGCGTCTCGGTGGCCAGTTTAAATTCGCGCTCGGCGCTGCGTTCCCAGGCGTCGGCCGCCTCGGGGGTGAGTTGTAAAACGTCGCGGTCGATCTGGCTTTTGACCTTCAACCCAGAGCCGACCACCTTGGTGACGTTGGTGCGGATGGCGCCGCCGGCGATGCAGTTATTTCTAAAAAGGTGCTGCGCGTCGGCCCGCAGGGTTGAGAGATCCGGCAGGGTCGCCGCATCTGCCGACATTTCCGGCGAGCGCCCGAGCTGGTTGGCCCGGCGCGTGCGATCGGCGCCACTGTAGCCGCCGGTTATCGCCATGCGCAGGCGGGCCTGGTAACGGGCAGCGCCCGCGGTCGGTGAAAAGTAATTGATCAGCTGGTCGGTCAAGGTGACCGGCACGGCGATCTCACGGCCTGCGATGGTGACTTTATTATTGAGCCGGCTCATTTGGGGATCACCTCGGCCACGGCCAGGCGGCCCCCGCGCTCGAGCTGCGCCACGCGGCCAGACCATAACCGCACGCCGGCCTGGATTTGGGCCAGGTCGGCAAAGGTGACTTTCGAGCCCTCGATATCGACGGCCTGATTTAATAGGACCTTTTCCTCGGCGTTGAGGTAGGCGGTCAGTTTGGCCTGGGCTATCTCGAGTGTCAGTGCTGCCATATACGCGCGCCCTCGTTTGAGGTTGTCGGGGGGGTCGGGTCGATAAAAATCGTTGATCGTAGCCCCGATTATGCGCGTTAAATTGAAAAGAAACGGGGGGCCATTGGCCGGCATTGTCCGGCATTGGCACAAAAGAAAAAAAAAAGAGGGGGGCGCGGATCTCGCGCACCGGCTGCCGCGACCAGGGCGAGCTGCACCAGGGCGGACCAGGTCGACCAGGGGGCAGGGCTGCCTGGCAGCCCTTTATTTATAGGGGGTTACAGCGGGGCGGGGTGCAGAGATAGAGTGATTTTACGAAAATTGCTTTTTAAAATTTTTAAAAAAACGCTCGTTTTTTGATATCAATTTTCAAAAATATTCAAACATTTTCGATTTTATATATCATTTTTCAACCAAAATATTCAAAAATCATAAATAAAAAAGGCCCGCCCCGAATGAGGCGGACCTGGTGCGCGGGTAGTGTTTTCTTTTATTGAAAGGCGAGCAGCTCGTCGTCAAAGGTAATGGTGGCGACCATCTGCCACTCGCTGGCGAAATGGTGCTCGAGCTGGTTGCGCACTTCTTCGCGCAGCCCTTTGTCCTCGAGCAGCCCCTGGTGCTGGATATCGAGCTCGAGCTCGCGCGGCGCGGTGCCGAGCGCCGTATTGCCGGCGGCGGATATGAGTGCTTTCATAGTGTTAGGCCTCCAATAGTGAAAAATTTTGATTCTTGATAAATGAAGATTTGACCGCCCGCTTGATAAAGGCCGGCCGCATCCATGTTTTATGCAGCCTCGACCACTCGCCAGGATCGGCGAGCCGGCCGTGCTCGTAGAGCATGGCGCACGGCATAAACCCGGCGGTCCAGGCTTTATAGAGCCGAGCCTCTGCAGCCTCGACGGTGTCGTTTTTATAGCCGACCAGGACATAGCAGCGCAGGTGCCGGCGGGTAAAGTCGGCATAATGCAGCAGCTCGCCGGCCTCGAGCAGGGGCTCGAGATCCGCCGCCTCGTCATAGGCGAAAAACATCTGCAGCGGGCGCAGGTGCCAGAGCTCGGCCACGATCGCGGGCGTCAGGCGGGCCGCCTCGAGGCCGCGCAGCTCGACCGGCTTTTTCTGGCGGGCCAGCATGGCAAAGACGGCCCGGCGGTGCACATCGCTGCAGGCGAGCAGGTTGTCGTCCTGCACGATATGGCCCTCGGTGATCGGCAGCTCGCGCACGTCGCCGTCGCGGCGCCAGACCGAGCAGAACCAGCAGCGATTCGGGCAGCCGCGGCTGGTGATCACATAGCCCTTTTTTATATAGCGCCCAGGGACAAAGTCGCCGCCGGGATCGCCGAGCGCCGGCCCGCCGATCTTGACCGGGGCGACGTGCTGCCAGGCGGCGGCCAGCCGCTCGGCGAGCAGCAGATCCTCGTCAAAGGCGACCGAGACGTGCACCTCGTCGACCTCGGGCGGATAGAGCCCAGGGGGCCCGTCAAAGGCGAGCGCATCGTCGGGCGTGGCCGTGGTGCGTCGCGGAAAAACGCGGGCGATTTTCAAACCGGCGACCCGCCAAACGATTGCCGGCATGGGTGCACGAGCCGGCTCAGCTCGTTGGGCGGGCCCTTGGGTTTCGGTGGTTTTTTCTCGCCCTGGGCGGCCCGGTGCTCGCGCAGCCAGCGGCTATAGTTGTCGAGCTTTTCGACGTCACGATCAAAGGCGTCTTTAAAGTTTGCCCGCAGCGAGTACTTGATCGCGTTGCCGAGGTAATAGCCCTCGAGCTGCTCGGGCGAGAGCTTTGCTTTAATGACCTCGAGCACCTCGATGCCGCCGGCGTCGTAATAGGTTGACTGTTCATCTTTTGCCATTTTCTTTTATTCCCTCCATTGGTCTTGATCGATCTTGATGCTGCGCACATAATCGCGCAGCTCGGCAGCCAGAAAGCGCAGGCCCTTCTGGCCAAATTTTTCATTGTAGGCGGTGAGCCGGCCAGATTCGGCGAGCCGCTGGACCGTCCTTTTTGAGCAGGCCAGAACGCGGGCCGTGTCGTCGGCGGTGACCAGCACCGACTGCTCGAGGATCTCATTTTTATAGGTCTCGATCTCGTTTCTGCTGATCCGCTCTTTGATCATTTCACACCTTTTGAGAGTACCCGCCGGCCCTGGGGTTGCTCACCAGGCCGCGGTCGGTTTCTTATTCCCATAATGTCGGCGAGCGCCATGCCATAAACGCCGACGTCCCAATGATGATTTGCTTTATTTTTCGGGCAGAGCCAGTAGCCGCGGTCGTCCTGATATTCGGCGCACATCTGGCGCGCATAGTCCTCGCCGGTGCCGGCGTGCAGGTGAAAGCAGCCGGGTCCGCCGGGCTCGATCATTAATTTGCGGGCCAGCTCGCCCTTGTAGATGGTGACGTTGATGGTGTAGAGCGTGAGGCCGCCGGGTATCGGGATTTTTTTACCCTGGCGGCTCGGGTAATAATCGAGCCGGGTCACGCCCCAGGGCTGCACCTGGTCGCGGCGTCCTTTGAGCGGTTTAAATAACGGGTTGCGCCGGCAAAACTCGTAGACCTCGGCGGTGCGCGAGTGTTTGGGCTGGTGCGGGTTGGTGCCGCCGCCGCTGTCGATGAGCCCGGCGCTGATCCGGTACTCGTTGCCGTCGGCGTCGAGCCAGGGCCTGCCGGCCAGATCGACCAGGTGGCCAAAATCCTCGACATAGCCGTGATCGATGCGCCAGGTCTCGAGGTCGCGGCCGTAGCCGTAGGCCCAGACCTGATAGAAAAAGCCGATCTGCTGGGTGTCGGCGATCAAAGCCAGGGCGCAGATATCGCGGGGCACGACCTCGCGCGGCATGGCCTCGTCGACCAGGCGCAGGATCTGGTCCTCTTTTCTGTCCTGCTGGATATCCTCATAGTCGACCGCCTCGTAGCCGTTGGCCCAGGCGATGCGCTCGACCTGGGTGCCGTGCTTTTGTTTCAGCCAGGCGACGCCGATCTCGTGCAGACTAATGTCGAGACAATCCCAGGCGCGATGTAAAAAGCCGACGGTGGTCGGCCTGATCACCTCGGCGCCCTTGCTGCAGCGCCAGGCCCCGGCGCGGATCGCGCGCTCGCGGTCCAGATCGTCGAGCAGGGCCCCGCACTCGTGGCAGGCGACGCTCACCTGCTCGGGCTGCAGGCTCTCGGCGGTGAGCTCGTCGTCGATCTCGAGGTGCTCGCCCTCGGGTTTTATCAGCTGCTCGCAATGCGGGCAGCGCAAAACATATTCCCAGACCTGGCGGCAGTTCTTGACGCCCTGATAAATAAAGCGGCTGGCCGGCGTCGAGGCAAAAAAGCGCTTATAGCGGCCTCGATAGGTTCTGTTTCTTTTTTTTATCAGGGTGATCGGGTCGGTCTCTTTGCCGGCCTGGGGCGGGTACTTGTCGACCTCATCGCCGAAACAGTGCTTGGCCGCAAAGGTGGCCATAGAGGCGGCGCTATTGGCGTGCGACGGCATGATGGTGACGCCGTGGCCGAGCTTTATTTTACTGAGCCCGAGGTCGTCGTCGCGGCCGGTCAGGTATTTGGCCAGGGCCGGGCTCTGCTGCAGCAGCGGCTTGATCTTTTCGCCGACGATCTTGTTGCTGGTCGACTCGGTCGGCATCAGATAGAAAATATTCCCAGGGTCGCAGTCGACGCACCAGCCCATGCAGTTAAGCATGGTGGCCGTTTTGCCGGATTGCTCGACGGCGCACATCCAGACCTCGCGCACCCAGGCCGCGCCAAAGGTGTCCATTATTTTCTTGGTATGGGGGGCGAGCTCCTGGCGCCAGGGGCCGACGTGCGGCCCGTCGGTGACGATCCGATATTTTGCCGCCCATTCCGAGACGCTGATTTTCTCGGCTGAGCGCAGCCGCTTTTTGATCACGGCCGGGATCTTGTCGAGCTCTATGGTCTCGCCGGCCAGCTCGCGCGCAAAAGCGCCCGGCACATAATCGGGCACCGGGATCGCCGGCGTCTCGATGAGGCGGGCCTGGTTCATTCGATAATCTCTTTTTCAAAGGTGACGGCCACCGAATCGCCGGCCACCTTGTTAAAGGCACGGGCGACGAGCTGGTCGGCGTGCTCGAATGTCTCCTGGCTGCGCTCCTGATCACCGCCGGCGGCGAGCACCAGCTCGCGGGCCCCGGCAAAGAGCTCGTGGCGGATCGCATCTTTTAAGGTGCCGACGAGGGCGGCCACCTGGCCCCAGGCCTCGGCGGCGTGCAGCCAGTGCCGATTCTCGTCGCGGCGCATCTTTTCGGCCTTCATTTCGGCGATCTCGGCGTCGGCCTTTTCCTTGCGCTCGCTATATTCGCGGGCCATCGCCTGCACGGCCTCGCTTTCTTTTCGGACGCTGTCCAACCGCTGGCCATATTCCATGATCTGAAATTTTGAGACGCTGCCGTCTTTGTGTACCACCGGATAGCCGGCCGCGGCGTCCTGGTAAAATTTGCCCTGGCTGATTTTGTAGCCGCTCTCTTTGAGCCAGATCAGGGCCTCTTTTCTGTTTTTAAAGCGCTCGGCGGGCTCGCTCATTTATTTACCCTGCAGCTGCTCGAGCAGCTGCTGCAGCTGTTCGAAATTTTCGGCCGGGATCACATACTCGCCGAGCCCGTGATCCATCGAGACGATGAGCTCGGCGGCGTTGACGGTGCGGTCGATGACCTCGAGCGGCTCGAGTTTCTCTTTTACGGTTACCATTCGAGCACCCAATCGTCGGCCGCCGGCGGCAAAACAAACTGCGCGCTTTCCCAACTGCCGCAATGATCAAGCTCGCCGACCCGCGTCCGGTCCTCGTCACCCAGGGCGCGCCATTCGGCGTTGCCCCGATTGACCGACGGGTGCGCATCACCGTCATAAACCACCGGCACCAGTATTTCTTTTGATCGCCAGCCGTGCGTCTTGATCCGGCTATAAAGGCCGCGATCGCTGATATTGATCTCGGCGGCCAGATCCTCGAGCCAATAGGTGCGCCCGTTGTCGCATTTAAAGCGCCTCGAGGGGCGCTGCCCGGCTCTTTTTTCAAACCAGGGCTCTTTTATAATCCTGGTCGGTTTGTTTATCTGCTCCATTAGGCCCCCAGGGCGCGGCCGCTTTTTATGTAGGCCGTGCCAAAAGTCTTTTTAAGATCGGTGACCAGGGCGACCGCCCGGTCTTTTTTGGTTTTATCCATCGAGCCGGTGGCCGCCTGCAGCCGCTCGAGCTCGTTTTGACTAAAGGCTATTTTGTTTTCTCTGATCAGCTGCTGATATTTTTCGCGGCTGGTAGTGATAAAAACGGTGTCGCCGGTCTCGAGATCGAGCTCGAGCGTCTCGGGCTTTTTCCCAGACGGCGCCGGGCGCTCGTGCTTGTCAGAGGTGAGGCCCGCAGCCGGCGCGGTTTTTTGTGCGCGTTGCCTAATCAAAAAAGCATGAGGCAGCCCGGCCATGATCCAGCCGCGCAGATCGGCGCCGGCCGCCACCATTTCGCCGGGATCTTTGGCCCCGATACAGGGCACCCGGCGGGCCGTGGCAAAATGCTCGAGCCACCATTTAGAGGCCGCAGCGCCGGGCGATTCTTTTCGTCCGGTGCGCTTATTCTCGCGGACCTCGTCGGCGTCGAGCGAGATCGAGAGGTGCAGCGCCTCTTTTAAAAGCGCATAGAGCGGGGCCGGCGGCTTGGCGGTCGAGTTGCCCAGGGCGACGGCGCCGAGCAGATCGCCGGCGGCCTGATCGAGGGCGATGGCGTCGAGCTCGCTTTCGACGAGCACATAGCCGCGGGCCGATCGCGAGACCAGCGGCGCGCGTGAGCTGCCGGGCACCACATAGTATTTAGGGCCAAATTCGGGCTTGTGGCGCCGGATGCGCAGGCGCAGGGCCTTGCCCCTTTCCATTAATGGGATCACCACGCCAGAGGGCAGCCAGAGCTTTTTCTCGCGGTTCTTGTCGTTGAGCTGAGGCTCGAGGCCCCAGGACGGCCGCGGCCGCCAGGTGTCTTTAGGATTGAGGCCGAGCTGGTAGCGCTTGACGGCCTCGAGATCGATGCCGCGATCGGCTAACCAGTTAAGCCAGCCCGGCGTCTCGAGCAGGTGCGCGTGGCACCATTCGGCAAAGGCGCCGGCCTTTTCGGACCAGAGGGCCGCCGGGTCCTCGAGCTCTGCCGGCTGCCACTGGCGAGGCGCCGCCGAGGCCGAGGGGTCATAGTGACCGGGATCGCGGCCGAGCCGCTCGCAGGCCTCGCGGTAGGTGAGCCCCTCTTTTTCGCGCAGGTAGTGGATCGCATCACCGCCAAGCTCGCATTGCCGGCACCAGAAGGTTCCATGTGTTTTTTGGTCGGGCCAGATCCGAAAACGATCGTCGCCGCCGCACCAGGGGCACGGCCCGGCATACTCGCCGCCCTTCGCGCTGCTCACCTTTTTAAACGGTCCAGCAATAATCGAGATCAGATTCATGGCGTTTTTTAATGGTTATGACGATATGACGATTTAAAATCGGGCCTCAAAAGATCATCATGCTTGTAAGTGTCTGTTTTTATATTATTTATTTTCATTTTATGACAATATGATGATAGTTAATTAAACTCGTAAAGGTTTTATGATTGCTTTTTCCCGTGAGGACTTTTTGAACTTCCGTCATAACGTCATAATTTTATTTTTTTATTAATGGTATCGGGGCTTTAATTGGTATGATGATAATTTTATGACCTTTTTTGAAAATCAAATGGTCATACCCCGCGCCCCTAAAAAGGCACCGACCAGCGTTTTAAAGATCGTCATGGGAAAAAACCTTAAAGGCGCAGCCGTAGACCTTGGCCGGCCCGCCTTTCTTATCTTTTCGTAAGCCCTTTTTCTCGAGCCATTTCGAGATCTTGATTTTGGAGTCGAGCCAGCGTTCATTTTCGCTGATCTCGTCCTGATACCATTCTTTGTATTTGGTATAGATATCGCCAAACAGCACCGGCAGATCGGTCTCGGTGACCACCAGGGTCTCGTCGAAAAAGCGGCCGAAATTATCCTGTGCTATGCGCAGCTGCTCGACGTCTGATTTGATCTTGTCAGGCGGGGCCAGGCCGAGCTCTTGCCAGAGCAGGCAGCCCTCGACCAGCCAGGCCAAAATGCCGGGCGCCTCGTCGAGCAGCTTGGCCGGCAGCTCGGGATCGCGCTGGCGCTCGTTTTCCTCGGTCGGATCATCGATATATTTGAGCGGGTACTGCAGCAGCAAAAGCCGTTTGGCCAGGGCGTAGTCTTTGGTAAGGCCGAGGGGTATATGGTTGGTATATAAAAAGAGTTTATGGGTCGGAATAAAGTTGGTCTCGAATCGATCGTGCGGGGCGCGGGCGTTGATGGTATCGCTGCCGGTAAGGGCCTTGACCTTGGCGCCCGATATGCGGCGATTCTCGTCGGTCTCGCTGGCCACGACCAGGCGGCGGCCCTGCAGGCTCACCATGTCGGGCGAGGGCCCGGCCGAGCTGCGCGTCGTTTTCTGCTCGAGGATCATTTCGGGGTTGACGTTCCAGGCGAGCTCGCCCATCAGGTGGCGCAGGGTCTCGAAAAGGGTGCCCTTGCCGTTTCTGCCCTCGCCGACAAAGCAGGCGATAAAGTGCTCGGTGGTCAGGCCGGTGAGGCTGTACCCGAAAAGGCGCTGCACAAAGGCGACGACCTCGTCGTCCTCGAGGTGGATCTCTTTTATAAATTTTTCCCAGCTCGGCCGCGGCGCGTCAAAGCCCTGCCACTCGATCGGGATCGCCTTGACCAGGTGGTCGGCCGGATCGCCGGCGCACAATTCGCCGGTCTTGAGATTTAAAACGCCATTTGAACAGGGCAGCAGCCAGGGCTTTTGATCGAGCTCGTCGCCGACGATGGCGAGCGAATCGTCGCCGATCTTATGGGCCCATTCGAGGCAGGATTTAGCCCCGGTGAGCGAGCGCAGCTTTTTGATCCTGGCGTGATATTTTTTGGCCAGGTCCGAGAGCCCGCGCTCCTGGTCTTTGTTGTCCTCGGCGCGGGCGGCGGCGATCTGCTCGTTGATGGTGCGCAGCTGCTCGATAAACTGGCGCGCCACCTGGTCGACCGCGTCGTGCGCCCGGTCCTTTTTATCGATCGCCCAATGGTGGCCGGTCCAGATGAGCCACTCGCCGACGGTCTTGATAAATAAAAACTCGTCACGCTGCAGGCGGGCAAAGAGCTGTCCGTCGCCGCGTTCGTTTTCGGCGAAACATTGTGATAAAAAGCGCTGGTCGGGCGCGTCGCCCTGGGCCTCATCCTGGTCGGTATCGGTGAGCAGCTCGGCCTCGGCGGCGCGGGCCGCATCGATCTGCTCGGCCAGCGCGGCGATATCTTCTGGCCGGGGCTCGTCTCGCAAGTCGTTGCTCATAGGTACGGCACCACGAGCAGCTCATAACCGGCCGATAACAGCAGCCACCAAAAAACCAGGCAGCCGGTGAGGATAATAAACCAGGTGAGGCCGACGATGAGCTGCTCGAGCAGCAGCTGCAGCCGGCGCCGCCGAAAATGTAAAAACCGTGTCGAGTTGACAAAATATTTCATTATTTCACCGAGGTTAAAATTTTA